TCAATTCTTAGATAGCAACAGCAATGTTGATGTTGTTCCAAAATTAATTGAAATTTCAAATAGCAGAAATTTACAAAACTACGGAGCTTCTGCAGCATTTTCAATAGGAGAAACTGTAGTTGGAACCATTGGTGGTAGAGAAAGAATTAGATTTAGATTATGTACTCCAAATCATAAATCGGGCAATTTTGCAAATCCCACAACAACTTATAATCAAAATCCATATGTAAAGACTGACACTTTAGGATCTTCTTATAGTTCAACATCCAAAGTGCTTAATGTAGATACTGCAGCTCTTGCAGAATCTGCCCAAGGTTTGTATTCTGGATATATTCAGACTGGAATGCAGTTAGTTGGTCAAACTAGTGGTGCAATTGCTTTTGTAAAAGATGTCCGATTAATTTCAGACAACTATGGAGATTTAATAGGAACATTCTTCTTAAGAGATCCTAATGCTTCTCCTAGACCTTCGGTCAGAATTCCTACTGGAACAAAAACATATAGACTTACATCCAGTTCTACGAACGATCCTGGACTTCCAGGAAGTAATTCAGTTTCATTTGCAGAAACTAATTATACTGCATCGGCAACTTTATTACAGTTCCAGGCAACAGTAACAAGAGAGACAACCAGAACAACTATAAACAATACTATAAACTTAACGACCAATACAACTACAACAACTACAACTAGAGTCGATACTGAATATTTCGACCCTCTTGCACAAACATTTACCGTTGGTGGCAATATTCAAGTTAAATCTAACATAGACACTGATGATGACGTAAATGGAGTTTTCTTGACTTCTGTTGATTTATTCTTTGCTTCTATTGATAGTGGCAATGCTGAAGTTAGAGTAGAAGTTAGAACAACTTTATTGGGAACTCCAACTCTGGAAGTTATTGGAAAACCAGTGATTTTGAGACCAAGAACAACTGATGAAAATGGAAACGAAGTTATTAATATTAATACTTCATCTACAGGAGAAGTTGCTACTAATGTAAAATTCTCAGAACCAATTTTCTTGGCTCCAGGAAGAGAATACGCGATTGTTATCATTTCCGATAAGAGTGATGAATATGAATTATGGACTGCTGTAATGGGCGAAAAGACTGTAAATACTCAATCACTTCCTGACGTAGATTCTGTAAGATATACCCAACAATTTGCTTTGGGATCACTTTTCAAATCTCAAAATGGTTCTATTTGGACAACAAATCAATATCAAGATCTTAAATTTAAATTATATAAGGCACAATTCACACAAACGACAGGAACAGCATATTTCTATAATCCACCATTAAATGAAAGTAATGGATATATTTCAAATCTAATCAATAATCCAATTACAATCATTCCAAAAACTGGAAGAATTGGTATTAATACAGTTACAAGTTCCGAAATTATTGGAATCTTGACTACTGGTAGAAAACTTGCAGGAACAAATTCAAACAATGGATCAGCAATTATTGTTGGTCAGGGAAGTTCTGTAAGTAATGCTGCAACACTAACTGTTGCTGGAGAAAATTATCCAGCAAGTGTTACTGAAACAGTAGAAACTTTTAATGTTGTTGGAAAGGGAACTGGACTTAAACTTAATATTACCACAAATTCAAATGGAGTAATTACTGGAGTTGGTCATTCTACAGTAAGTCCAGATTTTGGTAGTGGATATCAAGTTGGAGATGTTGTTGGCATTGTCACATCATCAACATCAACTCAAACAGGAAGAGATGCACGAGTTACAATCAGTTCTATTAGTGGATTAGATACCTTGTACTTAACGAATGTACAAGGAGAATTTGGAGTACTGGCTTCAGGAACTGAATTTGCGGTGGGAACAGCAGTAAGTTACTACAATAATAGTGGAACAATTGTTTCTATGGCAGGAACAACAATAACAAGTTCTACTGGAGATGGTGGAATTTACTCTGGAAATTATATTAAAGTAGATCACTTTAATCATGGAATGTATTCTTCTACAAATAAACTAGTTCTCAATCAAATTGAATCAAGTGAACCAACAACTTCTTTAAGTGATGCATTATCAGTTTCAGAGTCAAACACTATTAGTGTTGGAGATACTTCCAATTTTACAACTTTTGAGGGACAAACTGTAGGATCATATCCAGGATATGTAAAAATTGGTAGAGAAATTATAAAATACAATTCGGTTGGTAATGGATCCCTTTCAATAGCACCTAGTGGAAGAGGAATTGATGGAACCATATCTGTAAATCATAGTATTGGTGATATAGTTCAAAAATACGAATTTGGTGGAATTTCTCTCAGAAGAATAAATGGAATTACAACTTCCATTAAAGAACCGATTGAAATGGATAGTTATTATGTAGAAATCAATAGAGGTTCTGCCAAAGGAAATGATAGGAGTGGTGATGCAACTACAAGTGGGGCACCACAATTATCACTCAACGACTTTAGATTGTTGGGTGGAAGTAACGTAACTGCATCGCAAAATATAGTTTATGGATCAGTTATTCCAACCTATGACATTTTAACTCCAGGATCTCTTACATCGGTGAATGCATCAATTAGAACTATATCAGGAACAAGTATTGATGGTAATGAAAACTCATTCAATGATCTTGGATATGAATCTATTCAATTAAATAGTCTGAATGTTTTGAATTCAACAAGAATTGTATGTTCTGAAGTTAATCAGAATGAGTATCTGACAGGTTTACCAAGAAAGAAATCTCTCACTACTGCGATAACTTTTAATACTAATGATTCTAACTTGTCACCTATATTAAATTTAGATACTGCATTCACAGAATTTTACTCTAATAGACTGAATAATCCAATTGAAAATTATTCTACAGATAGTAGAGTTAATTCTGTAAATGATGATCCACATGCAACAGTATACTATTCTAATTTAGTTTCTTTGAGAAATCCAGCATCTACATTAAAAGTTATTTTATCTGCAGAAAGACCAGCTTCTACAGACTTTAGAGTTCTTTATAGTTTGGTGAAAGCAGATTCTAGTGAAATAAATCAATCTTTTGAATTATTCCCAGGATATGATAACTTGAATGAAACTACTGATGGATTCATAGTTGTAGATCCTTCCAAAAATAGTGGACTTCCTGACAGAAGAGTTCCAATAAGTTCTAGAGGACAATTTTTTGAATATGAGTTTACTGCGGAAAATCTTGATTTGTTTACTGGATTTGTAATTAAAATTGTTATGTCTGGAACAAATCAATCACAAACACCAAGAATTAGTGATTTGAGGGCAATTGCAGTAAGATGATCAAAGTGGAAGGATATCCAAATTTATACCGTGATCAAAATAGTGGTGCTATCATAAACTGCGATAGCACTGCATACAATCAATATTTAAATTCAATTTCAAAACAAGAAATAAAGAAAAAGGAATTGGATGAGATAAAAAATGATATTACTGAAATAAAAAATCTTTTGAAAGAACTTTTAAATAAATAACTGTCTTAACAATTAATATAAATACCTAGAGGTATATTAGCATTAACTAAAATAATGGCAGTCTATGTATCAAATATCGTAATTGAACAAGGATTTGATTTTGATACTTCTTTTCAGTTAGAGGACACTAGAACAAATTCTCCCTTAATTTTGACTGATGTGTCTACTGAAGGACAATTGAGGAAGCATTATGGGGCATCTACATCTGTATCTTTTGCATCAACTGTAACTAGTCCAGATTTGGGAATTATATCAATATCATTAACGGCTTCTCAAACTGTTCAGTTAAAACCTGGAAGATATGTTTTTGATGTAAAACTAACAAATGCTGGTAAAGAATACAAAGCTGTAGAAGGTGCAGCACTAGTAAGAGCAGGGGTAACTAGGTAATGCCTAATATAAACGATAGGATAGGATCGCAGAATGTAATTCGTGTTTTATCCAATGCTTCAGCTCCACCAACAAGACTTTCCAATTTAAGTGATGTAGATTCTACTCTAAAAACTAGAGATGGGATGATTCTAGTTTGGGATCTTCCCACAGAAACATTCTACATGACGGATACTATAGATTCGTCAACTTTAGTAGCAACAGGAATAGTAACTTTTTCCAATACAAGAACCTCATCATCAACAACAACAGGTGCATTAATAGTTAGTGGTGGTGTTGGTATAGCTAAAAATATTAATATTGGAGGATATGCCAATATTAATGGTAATTTATCAATAACTGGATTATCAACATTTAGCCAAAATGTTGATATAAATGCAAATGCAGATATACTATATTCATTAACAGTAAATTCAACTTTTAAATCTGTAGGAATTACAACTCTTGCTTCTAATGGTGGAATCACCACTACTGGAGGCAATCTTTTTGTTGGAAATAATCTATACGTAAAAGGAACATCAGAATTTATTGGTGTTGCTACTTTTAGAGGTGGCACCATTAATATTGGAGATTCTACTGGAGATGACATTAATATTGGTGGAGAATTTATATCAAATTTAACCCCAAATGATGATGCCACATATGATCTTGGTATAAATTCTAAACGATGGAGAAATGGAAGATTTTCGGGATTAGTAACAACAAATAATTTATATGTTTCTGGAATATCTACTTTTGTTGATAATTTAGATATTTCTGGAGATTTAAGAGTAACTGGATTTGCCTCAGTAACAGAAGGTTTATATTATGATCTTGGAGATTATGATGGTCCAAATGGAATGGCATACTTCGACAATACTGGAAAATTAATTGGAGCTGCGAGCACAGAAAACGCATTAACGGAGTCTTATTTTGTCTTGACTACAAATTCTGTAGGAATTCCTACTTGGACATCTGTAATTGATGGAGGAGTATACTGATGGCACAACCTACAACTAGACAACAATTAATTGATTATTGCTTAAGAAAATTAGGCGCACCTGTATTAGAAATTAATGTTGCGGATGAACAAATTGATGATTTGGTAGATGATGCCTTACAGTATTTTAATGAAAGGCACTATGATGGTGTTGAAAGAATGTACTTAAAGTACAAGATAACAGAAGATGATATTAACAGAGGAAGAGCAAACGGAACTAATGGAGTTGGTATCGTAACAACAACGGGGTCTTCCAATATAACTGGATTTGGAACTGCTACATTTAATTTTTATGAGTCTTCAAATTATATTCAAGTTCCAGATTCTGTGATAGGAGTAGAAAAAATATTTAAATTTGACACCAGTTCTATTTCTGGTGGAATGTTTAGTATCAAGTATCAGTTATTTTTAAATGATTTGTATTATTTCAATTCTGTAGAATTGCTGCAATATTCTATGGTCAAATCTTACTTAGAGGATATTGATTTTCTACTTACTACAGACAAACAAATTAGATTTAATAAAAGACAAAACAGATTATATCTGGATATTGATTGGGCATCACAAAATAAAGATACATTTTTAGTTATTGATTGCTATAGAGCTTTAGATCCTACAAATTTCTCAAAAGTTTACAATGATAGTTTTGTTAAAAAATATTTAACATCTTTAATTAAAAGGCAATGGGGACAAAATTTAATTAAGTTCCAAGGAGTAAAACTTCCAGGAGGAACTGAATTGAATGGAAGACAATTATATGAAGATGCAGAAAGAGAACTGGAAGATATTAAACAAAGAATGTTCAATGAATATGAAATGCCACCACTAGATTTTATCGGATAATAATCATGACTTTAAATCCATTCTTTTTACAGGGATCAACTAACGAACAATTTCTTATCCAAGATATTATTAATGAACAATTGAGGATTTATGGTGTTGAAGTATATTATTTACCGAGAAAAATATTCAAAACTGATGATATTATTAGAGAAATACAATCGTCAAAATTTGATGATGTTTTTCTTATAGAAGCATATATTAATAATTACGATGGATATGCTCCAGATAGTGATATAATGACCAAATTTGGTCTTAGATTAAAAAACGAAATTAGTTTAACTATATCAAGAGAAAGATACGAAGAATTTATTGCTCCTTTTTTAGAAGGTATTAGTTCTGGCATTAGAGAGGGAAGAATTACTGATTATGACTTTGCCGACTTAATTACTAGACCTAAAGAAGGAGATTTAATTTATTTCCCTCTAGGGGAAAGATTATTTGAAATTAAAAGAGTGGAATCTGAAAAACCTTTTTATCAGTTAGGAACCAATTACGTCTACGAATTAAGTTGTGAACTTTATGAATATGAGAATGAACTTATTGATACTGCAATTGAAGAAGTCGATAATACTGTAGAAGATGAAGGATACATTACTTCTCTGACTGTTG